ATCCCAGAGGACTCGCTGTTGGCGCGGTCGATTTGCTTCTGCACCTTAGCGCTGCGGTCAGCTTCGATCCGGGCCTTGGCTTCCTCGGGGGTTTCCTCGCCTTCAACGAGGCTTGCGTAGACCCAACCAAGAACGTCGTTCTCAGTTAGATCGGCATAGGGGATATAGTCCGAGCTTGAAGGATCAGGCTCGCAGCGCAGCTTGCCGCCCTCGGTGGCAGTGTAATCATAAGTGTCGTTACCTTCTGCATCCGTCCCGGTTACGTTTCCTGCAACACAAGACCAGTAAACGAGGATAACTCCCCCGTCCGAGTCTTTATGCGTCATTTGGTTGACGCTCCAAGTGCAGTTAATTGCCATGGTTAGGCTCCTTTTCTAGGCTAGGCTAGGTGGTTAACATTAATACGATGGCGTCCACACGCCATTGTAGTTTGTTTGAAAAACAACTTTTATTTCGGCGTAACAGCCTTGGTTCGCGGCGGTAGTAACTTTTAACGCGCCGTTATCCCAAAAAAGAGTTGGCTCAGTTGCGCCCGAGTTTGTGTTGGCAACAGCTATCGTAACATTGTCAACGTCAGTGTAGGTCGTGCCGCCACCGTTCACCCGTGTCGCAGCCATTTTTTGGTAAACCATAATAGTGCTGCCAAGCGTCGCGAAGTGGTGGTGCCCTGATAGGTGCGCGGAAGCAGCGCCGCCAGCATCAGCAGTGTATGTTCCCAGAGTAACGGTCGTGCCTCCGGGCATATCCACGGTAACCATGAACGTCGCGGTACTTCCGTAAGCCTGGCCGTAGGTGCCATTAACAGCTAGTTCTGCGCGATAGCTTCCAGTTCCGACATCCGAAGTTCCACCGATCTTAACGGAGTCTTGGCCCGCATCAACAAACAGCGCATGCGTGTTGCTGTCAGACTCAACGCGGAAGTCGGAGTCTACGCCGTTTTCGTTAATTACCAGCGATCCAGCAGCCGTGCCGGGGAGACCGCCGGAGAGGTAGAGGTCTTTGAAGCGGTAAGTGCTGTATCCAATATCTATTGCCGCATCTCGGCTAGCGTTGGTTGAGGCATTGTGTGGAAAAATTGAATCAACGCCATCATGAAACATGATTGCAGTATCGCCATTTCCGATATATAAGTCGGAGTTGCTTGTTTCAGTACCAATCGACCCCACCGTGGAGCCGTCTTTGCGGAATATTGCAATATCGCCGTCACTACCTAACCGATTAAGATAAGTTACAGTTTGTGCCGCTGCTGCTGAAATAACACCTTTTACACCTGATGTTTGAATATTAATACCACCATTAGAAGCGCCAGAATTGTCACTAACATTGGCATCAGTCGTCCCCACCAGCAGGTTGCCGCTGGAGTCGATGCGCATGCGTTCTGCGGAATTTGCATCAAACCGCAAATAGTTTGAATCGTGAGAATAAATCAACGAGCCTATTGCATTTGCGTCTGAGTCGCTAAAGTCAATCCTTGATTGACCAGAAGTAGCCCCACCAATAATGTTGATGCCAGCAGTCAAATCTTCTGTTGCATTGCGCTGGACAATCAAACTAGTAAAAGCGGATTGCGACTGTCGAGTTCCTGCGCTTGCAACAACATCCAATTTCACCGCAGGCGAACTCGTCCCAATCCCGACGTTGCCCGAGGAGTCGATGCGCATGCGTTCAATACTTACGCCACCACCAGAATCCCGAGTGCCAAACACCAAGGCACCAGCGGCATTAGAAACAGTTGCATTCTCCCGAATACCTGAAATTATTGCGTAAGTTGTAGTGTTTGTGTTGTCGTAATTTACGGAAAAATTAATACCGGCACCAAGACCAGCGGCGATTGTTCCGTTGTTTGCAAGACGTAAGTTTGCTGGCAAGTTTGTAAATGTTGTATCAACGCCATCATAGGCCTCTAACTTCATCACAGGACTACTCGTCCCAATCCCGACGTTGCCGCTGCCGTCGATGCGCATTGCCTCTTTTCCAGTTCCATACAAAAACGATAGAGCAGAGTCTGTTGTTTGGTTCCCGATAAAAGTTACCCCAGAAGCTGGGGATACGATAAAGTTTTGCGTAAAAGATGGATTTTGAATATCCAAAGGATAAGCTGGAGACTTACCAATCCCAACATTCCCCGTAGCACCATCCAAGAAAAACGCATTGGCATTCGTATCAGACTCGACGCGGAAATCTACATCCGCACCGGACTCGTTAATAACAACCGCGCCATCTAAATCAGCGCCATCAGCCGTAACAGCGCCGTCAACATTCAAGGACGTATTAAACTGCCCAGTCGTTCCCGTAATCGCCCCCGCACTCGACCCGCCAATGGTCACGCCGTCGATGGTGCCGCCGTCAATCGTTCCACCGTTGATATCGGGAGAGGTAAGGGTCTTGTTCGTAAGGGTTTGGGTGCCCGTCAGCGTAGCCACCGTGCTGTCGATAGCAACGGTAACCGTGTTGCCCGTAGCAGACGTATTAAGCCCCGTGCCTCCAGCGACCGTAAAGACTTCGGAGTCTAAATCAATAGCAATAGTCCCAGAGTCTGTAGTAACATCTAGGTCTTGTGCCGTTACTTGCGCATCAACATAAGCTTTAATAGACTGTTGAGTAGCAAGCGCCGTATCACTATCTGAAGATAGCGTATCTTCATCAAGGATTGCCGTAACGGTTGCGCCCGTAGCCAACTCAAGACTTGTATTAGCTTTTAGGGTTGTGCCCGTAATAGCCGCAGCCGTAGTTGCACCAATAACAACCCCATCTACCGTACCGCCATTAATATCTGCAGTATCTGCTACAAGACTATCAATGTTTGCGGTACCATCAAGATAAAGGTCTTTAAATTCTAAAGACACAGAACCCAAATCAACGTCGTTGTCAGTAACCGGAACTACCGCACCATCTTGAATTCGTACCTGTTCAACTGCAGCACCGCCAACCTCTACATAAAAACCCCAACGGTTATTAATGCTGTCGGCTTCAATCTTATTAAAGAAGTCAAGGTCGCCAATGCGATAAATATTTCCACCTTGGCCTGAAGAACCATCGTGGCGGTGGCCGGTGCTAGAATCACTAGACCCAGAATAAGTAAAAGCATTTACAAGTTGATTATATTCGTCGTTAAACAGGCTAGCAGAAATAGTATCGCCATCGTTAAACGAGCTTTGTCGAGTATAATTCTGAGCCATTTATTCTTATCTCCTGCCAGAAGGCATGTAATCTATGTACAAACCATTAATTGAGTAAGGGGCATCATCCCCATTACTTCTAATTCTAAAGCTAATGTTGTTTCCGCTGCCCTCTACGGCTTGTCGAACCATAGGATCATTAGTAGCTCCAAATGTAGCATTCCCAAAAATAACATTACCAAAAATTGCAGGAAGCGGAATAGAGCTTAATTCATAATCAGGCGGTTGGATAATTTCTGGGTCATCAAAATCAAAACGCATACGAAGCGTAGGTTGCGTTTCACCCTCAGGACTAAAAGAAATTCGAACATACTTAATAGTCTTTCTAGTTCCTACATCGCCAAAGTCTAGATTAGGCGTCTGATAAATTGCTTCTATGTTTGTAGTAACATTTGCGGGCGAAAAAGTATTTCCAACATTATGATTATAAACATAACCATCTTTATCGCCGTGATAGGCTTTTTCAATTCCTTCGTTGTTAAAACCAGCCGTTAGTCCTAAGGCTTGAATTCCTAAAGTTTCTGACCACTCAAAGCCGTTTTCTGTTAAGGTTCCTATAATGCCTTTAGAAACTCCAGAACCAAGCGCCGGATCAGTATAAAATAAACGATACTGGGATTTAGACCTAAGAACACAACTATCAATAGTATAGCTGTTTATAGAATTTGCAACATCACTAATAATACTTTGTATTTGCCTAGATACAGAACTTAATTCAACGTCTCCTATACGCGCAGTACCCGCAATGGTACGAATGCCATCAGGGCTAAGGAACACCAAGTCACCGCCAATTTCTTGAATTGAGTAACCAGACAAACAGCCTACGTTTTCTGTAATAGGTGCAATGTTTACGGTTTGAGGGTCGTTAATGTTTGAAAGACGATGAATGCTATTTTTACAAAAAACAATAAGGTCTTCACGGAAACCTTTAATACCAACAACTTGATCAGAAATTGTTACGGCACCGGCCCCACTACCTGAAAAATCAGTAGGATCATTATAAACACTATAATAAATGGTGCTTAAATTATTTTGTACGCCAGCAGCAACAAGATGATGATCATGAATTGTAATATATTTAACACCATTTGTACTATTTACTGAAACTTCTTCGGCAAAAAAAGTACGAGTTGTTAAAGCTCCCGTACCTTCCATGCGAAAAAGATAAAGTTCATTAGCACCGTCTGAAATAATAATTTGCCCATAATCATAATTAGGGCCTTCAAAAATTGCAAAAGAACATTGGCTTTGATTGGTTCGCGCTAAAACAGAACGTCCTGTAAAAGTAGTATAATTATCACCACTATTAGAAACAGCCGCACGATTAATTTGAAGCCAGCTTGTTCCATCCTGACTGAAATAAATATTGGTGCCAACACAGGCAATAACACCGTCACCATAAACTGAAAGACCTAAAATTCTATTAGAGCTATTAGGACGCGCAGCGCTTGCCCCACCAAAAGGTGTAAAGCCATTGATGCGCCGATAGCCACCATCCGGGTCAACCTCAAAGTTTCTAAGCCTTGTAGCTAACCCAGGCTGTCGCAACATCTCAAATTCATTGAGGTTGGTGTTAAGACCGCCCTTGCATGAAATACCAAAAGGCTGTGACATTAATAAAGGTCTTCCTTAGTTTGCGGCCACCAATCTTCGCCCGCTTC